ATGAGCAACGCGCGTTTCAAGGGCTTTTCAGGGCCGATCGGTTCGGGAAAGAGTCAAGCGCTCTGCCATGAGGCGATCCGGCTTTCCTATATCAATGCCGGTAGAACGGGACTGATTGGCGCGCCCACTTACCCGATGTTACGGGACGCAACACAGGCGGCGTTCCTAGAGATTCTAGAGACAAACAACTTACCGTTTAGCTTCAACAAGTCAGACGGCGTGTTGACGATGAAAGAGAGCGGATCACAGATTTTGTTCCGCGCGATGGACGAGTTCGAGCGGCTGCGGGGAACGAATGTTGCATGGTTCGGACTGGATGAACTGACTTACACGCGCGAAGAAGCATGGCTGCGGTTGGAAGGTCGATTGAGGGATGCGAAGGCGAAGCGGCTATGCGGGTTCGGGGTTTGGACACCAAAAGGCTTCGACTGGGTGTATCGGAAGTTTATCGAGGGAAGCGCGCCTGACCGGTATGAAGTAATTCGCGCGCGGGCCTTTGAAAACCGGCATATTCTGGACGCGATTCCCGATTACTATGATCGGCTGAAAAGCAGCTATGACGAATCCTTTTTTCGGCAAGAGGTAATGGGCGAGTATCTGAACGCCAACGGAAAGAGGGTGTACGGCGCCTTCGACCATAGAGAACATGTGAAGGCGGTGACCCCTGTGCACCATTTACCAATTTGCTGGGCGATGGATTTCAACGTGAATCCCCTTTGTTCGGTGATTGCGCAGGTGGATGGCGAATTCGTGAACGTTTTGGATGAGATTGTCTTGAACGGCGCTTGCACGCAAGAGGCGTGTGACGAATTCAGCAAGCGATATGGCGGACACATGGCGGGTTATTCGGTCTATGGGGATGCCTCTGGACAGGCGCGCAGTACGCGAGGCAGTACGGACTATGAGATTGTCACGGCGCACTTTAAGAAGCATCGAGAGCGCATGACTTTCGAGGTACCCACGCACAACCCATTCGTGCGGGATCGGGTGCAGGCGGTGAACGGCAAGCTGAAGAACGCGGCTGGCGAGGTCAGGCTGATGTTAGACCAAAAATGCAAAGAACTGATCAAGGATCTGGAACAGGTTTCCTACAAGGAAGACGGTCAGGAGATCGATAAGAACAAAGACAAGAAGAGGACGCACTCTTCGGATGCGCTGGGATATTTGATTTATTCCGTAAGGACGTCGCCGGTAAGTTTCGGTGAACAAGGAAATAGGATTCTTTAGAAACTACATGAGCATGCATTTCATCAATCGAGAACATCCGGAGTATACGTCGCAGAAAGCCATGTGGCGGAAATACCGAGACTTGTATGCCGGCGGCGAACAGTTCCGGAATCATGCGTCGGAGTATCTGATCCGGCGTGCGAAGGAACCAGGTGAGGTGTATCTGGAGCGGCTCAGCCGGGTGTTCTACGAGAACTACATTGGGTCGATCATCGACTGGTATGCGGCGACGCTTATGCGTCGTGAGCCTGTGCTGCAGATGGACGGGAAGACGGAGACGACTGGCGCCTTTTATCACGATTTTGTTCACGACTGCGATCTTCGCGGTACGAGCCTGACTGAGTTCTTCCGGCAGCGCGCGGCCCAGGCAATGGTGTATGGGCGGAGTTACACCGCGATTGAGTTTCCAGTTGTGGGAGGGGGAGCAGCGACGCGGGCGGAAGAAGATCAACAGGGCCGGAGCCGCGCCTACTTAGTGGATTACAGCCCCGAGGACGTTATCAACTGGAGCCACGATCAGGAAGGGCGAATGGAATGGGTGGTGATACGGACCCAGTGTTTGAAGCAGGGTGGGGTGGCGGACCCGAGTTGGAAGAAGGAACTTCGGTGGGTGTATTACGACCGGCAGCAGTACCGCATATACACACAGGATTCCACAGCAAGCGACGCGGCCGCGATCACGATGACGGCTGAGGGACAACACGGGCTGGCGGGTCAGAATCGGGTACCGCTGTTCGAGATGCGAGTGAGCGAAGGGCTATGGCTGATGAATAAAGCTGCGCTGCTACAGCTGGAACACTTCAACAAATCGAATGCCTTGGCCTGGGCGCTCACCATGGGGCTCTTTGCGCAACCAATTGTGTACTCCGACAAAGAGTGGAACCAGATTACGGGCGAAAGCTATTATATACAGCTTGCTCCGGGCGACCGGTTCGGATGGACTGAACCGGAGGGACATGTTTTTCAAATCGCATCAGATAATCTGAACCGCCTGAAAGATGAAATCTATCGGGTTAGTTACCTGATTAATCAGGCTGGGGGTCCGCAAGCGACAACCGGGCAAAGCGGAATCAGCAAACAGCGTGACTTCGGCATCACACAAGAGATTTTGCGCAGCTATGGCGACACCGTAAAGGAAGGCATTCGGCAGGTGCTGCACCAAGTGAATCTTGCCCGCCAGGACGGCTTGCGTGTAGACGTTTCAGGGATGGATGAGTTTGACATCGGCGACTTTGGAACGGAGTTAGACGATGCAAAACGCCTGTTGGACTTGGGCATTCAGTCAGACACCATGAAGGGGCAACTTTTCAAGCGTTTGGCCATGAAGTACTTCTGCGACATAAGACAGGATGTGAAAGACAAGATTATTTCGGAGATAGACGCAAGCTTCGCGGGTGGGAAGGCCGAGTAAGTGGGAGGAGGAACAGTGGACGAGTTGGTAAAAAACGGAATGGACGTGGAAGCGATCGTGCAGCGCGCGGTTCAAGAATACATGCGGCAGGACGTTTCCAAGAAAGAGCCCGCTTACAAGGCGGAGTTGCTGGAAGAGCGCAGCCGCCGCGAACAGTTGGAAAAGCGACTCAACGAAGTGGTGGCCGAAAGCCAGCGGAACCGAAAGGTGGCAGAGGAAGCAGAACGAAATTCTTCAATCCGCAACGAACTGCAGCGTTTGGGCGTAGCGAAGGTGGATCTTGCTTTTCGAGCCGTCCAGGATGGCATCTTCCGAAGCGAGGATGGACGGTTAGTGGCAAAGACGGATCAGGGGGAAGTTGGGGCAAAAGAATACCTGACCAACTTTGTGCATGAAAATCCGGAGTTTCTTCCCGCTCGCATCACGGGCGGATCTGGACTGACGGGTAACCAGAAGCTTCCGGCGCCGGGGCAAAACGCAATCGACATCGACAAGATCAGCCCGGCAATGGACAAAGCGGAGTTAGACAGAGTACGCCAGGAGATTGTTAAGGTCGCCTCGCAAACGCTGAGAAGCACGTAGAGCGTGTAACACAGACTTACAGATTACAAACAGATCAACAGGAGAGAAATGCCATCTATAACTTCAGCTAATGTAGCAAACGCGATTGTGAAACTTGTGGCGGCCGATGCGCTGCCCGCACTGGTGGGAAACCTAGTAATGGGAAACCTGGTGAACCGGGATTACGAGCCGAGCCTGGCCCAGGCGGGTGACACGGTGAACGTGCCGATCCCGCCAACCCTGGTTGCCAACAACATTGCCGAAGGCGGCACAGTTCAGGCACAAAATCCGAGTCTTGGCAATGCGCAGATTGTTTTAAATACTCATGCGGAAGCGACTTTTCAGATTCCGGACATCACAAAAGTTTTGGCCGTACCGGACCTACTTAAGGTGTACATGCAACCGGCCGTAGTAGCGATTGCCGAGCGGATTGAGAGCGATCTGCTGGCTCTTTATGCCGGTTTTACGGCGAACGCGCCCTTGGGAACGCCCGGTACGCCGATCACCGAAGCGATGCTGGATTCGGCGGAAACGTCGCTGTTTCAGGCGAAACTGCCGGCCAGTGAGCCGAAGTTTCTGGTGGTGGACGCGACGACGTATTCGCAACTCCGGCAGATTCCGCGCTTCAGCGAATTCCAGACGGCCGGTGAAGCCGGTCTGCGCACGATCATCGACGGAACGATCGGCAAAATCAAAGACTTTTTTGTCTTTCGCAGCCAGTTCGTGGCGAAGACAGGAAGCGCGCCTGGTGCAATCCACAATCTGGCGTTCGCGAAAAACGGGCTTGGTCTGGTTGTGCGCCGATTGCCGCAGCCGCTGCCCGGTACAGGCGCGATTGCCGAATATGCGGAACTGGGAAGCTTCGGCATGCGGGTAACGATGAGTTACCAACCGAATACGCTGTCGCAACAGTTCACGGTTGATGTACTTTACGGCACGGCGGTTCTTCGCAATAACTTCGGTGTCCAAATCACCTGCTAGGTTTGACTGTTTCGGGGCTTTCCCCGCAACTTATGTGGGCCCGTGTTCGCGCGCGGGCTTTTTTATTTCTGGTTCGAGGGAGACTCACAGTGGACTTACGGTTGTACTACAGCAAGATTCGTGAAGTGGAGACCACATTAATAGGTCCCTATGTGGTGGTGGTCAGTATGGCGACGCCTGACGGCGGCAAGGCCGGCGTACTTACTGAGACGGCCCGTCACGTGGCGGCAAAGCAGATTGCAGAAGGGCGGGCGAGACTAGCGACCGAAGAGGAGGCTACCGGGTTCCATGCCGACAATGCCGGCAAGAAGCGAGAACAAGATGAGTTTGAAGCGCTGAACCGGGTTCAGTTCGTCGTGATGCCCCAGAAGCACTCGTCTAAACCGGCAAAGGACTAACACAGAATGGCGCTCTTCTTAGACGGGCCGGCAGTAACTGTGGACACGTTGACCGAATACGATGCCAATGTGCTTTCGGTGGCGGCGGCGGAAGGAATCAACCTGACCACCAAGATAGCGCTGGCGCAGGAAGCCATGGAGCTGGAGTTAACAAGGTTATTGCGCGGGAGCGAGTTCCGTGACTTTAATCTACTTTTCTGCCAGCGCCGCGAAATTGAAAATGTCGTTTGGTCAAAGGCGATGCGCGTGTGGCAGGTTTACCGTTCGCTGAGCCTGATCTATCGCGACGCGTACTACAGCCAGTTGAACGATCGGCATCAGGCTCGCGCCAAGGAGTACGAGGTACTGGCAAGCACAGCGCGTCGCGAGTTGGTGGAGTATGGGCTTGGCCTGGTGAGCGCGCCCTTGCTGAGACCGCAACAACCGACGGTGGAGCTAGTTCCCGCATCCGAGGCCGGCGGGACTTATTACTTCGCCGTGACGTATACGAACGACGCCGGTCAGGAATCAAGCGCTTCGCTGGTGATGTCTGTCGATGTCTCGGATGGCAATGCGGCAGACTTGACCATGGTTCCATCACCTCCGCCGACTGCCACCGGTTGGAATCTTTACGCGGGGAACGCGCCGGAGCAGATGTTTCGGCAGAACGATGTGTCGCTGGTGCTGAGCTCGGATTGGGAGTATCTGCCGTCATTGGCAATAACGAGCGGAGTGAAAGCGGGAGCGGGACAAGAACCAGACCGGCATTGGCGGCTGAACCGATATCTTCAACGCGGATAGCAAGGGGACATCATCATATGATCCAGATCAGCAAAACGATAACGGAGTATGTCGCCACGCATCTAAGCGCAAACACCGGATTAAATGCAATGCTTGGCGCGCTGAGAGTGGCCGACGCGCATTCGCCCGGAGACATTCGCAGCTTTATAAGCCGAAATGTTGCAGGCGAGTTGCTGGAAAAGGCTAATCAGGCGAGCTATCCCAGCGTGTTGGTGTATTGCGAAAAGCTGAACAACACGCTTCGCGAAAAGTTTCGCGTGTTTTCCGGCACGGCCAGGATGACAGTGGAAGTACGGCACTCCGAAGACCGTGTGGAAGCCCTTGACCGTGCAACATCGCTTTACACGGATGTTATTTGCGCAATGCTCTCAAACATGCGGGGTCCCTGGACCGAGAACCTGATGTATGCCGGTGGCTATGAGGTGACGTATTCCGCCGTCAAAGTAGGGGGTAAGCACTTTGTTCAGTCCAGTAAAATTACGTTCGAAGTAGATGTAAGTCAATAGGCAAGGAGAATAACTTGGCATATATATCGTCAAATGCAAATCGTTTTTACGTTGCGACAGAGCAGAGTTTTGGAACGGTTCCGGCCATCACGCACGCGGACCGCTTTTCCGCGGTGCAACTCAGCGCCAGGCAGCAGGTGGAGACTTCGGTTCGGAAAGACAAAACAGGGAGTAGAACCTATGCGGGTTTGCCGACCGGCAGCCGGCGCAAGACCGAATTCCAATTGAAGACGTACCTATCTGCGTGGGACGTCGCTAACCCTGTTCCCGGCCAAGGTCCACTCGTTCAATCCGCGCTTGGATCCGATCCGCTGTTTCACGTCGGTGGAACTGCCGGGACATCGCCGAATGCCAGTCAGCTTACCTTTTCCGGACCACACGGACTGATCGCAAGCCAAGCCGTGAGCTTTGCCGGGGAAATTCGGTTTGTAAGTGCGCTGATCGATGCCAACACAGTTTTGCTGAATGCCCCCTTCAGCATGACACCACCTGCCGGTGGGCTGCTGTCGCCTACGGTGACTTATTTTCCCGCGACTAACCTGCCGAGCGTGAGTGTGTTTGATTACTGGAGCCCCAGTGCCGCGCTGCAAAGGATTCTGTGCGGCTCCGTGGTGGATCAATTCACGGTGGATGTGAATGGCGATTTTCATGAATTTGCTTTTAAAGGCGCCGCACGAGACATCCTGGACAGCGCCAGCTTCAATGCCGGCGATGGCGAACTGGTTACGTTTCCCGTTGAACCCGCTTTGGCAACATTTCAGCAATCGGCAGTCCCTGGAAATTTAGGGCAGGCTTGGATCGGCAGTACGGCGACGAAATTCCTGACTCTTACGGAAGCAGCTTTGTCAGTGGGCAATGATCTGGACGCGACCGTAAGGGAATTTGGGACAAGATTGCCCACCAGTGTTTCGCCCGGACAGAGAAGTGTGAAGCTGGACTTCACCATTTACGAGCAGACAGATGCGGCCACGACGGAGCTTTACCAAGCGGCCCGCCAACAATCGCCGATCGAAGTGATGCTGCAGCTTGGGATGTCACAAAGACAGCTGTTCGGCGTGTATTTGAAGAACGTGACGCCTGTAGTGCCATCGTTTCAAGACGCGCAACGGAGACTCCAATGGCAGTTTAAAGAGAACCGGGCGCAGGGCAGCGTGGATGACGAAATTGTGGTGGCATTTGCCTGATATGGAATATCAAAGCACAGTGACTGTGGCGTCAAGAGTTCTTGAGGGTGTGAGTTTTGAGATTGCGCGGATGGCGTTTAACCGCCGCATGCAACTAATGCGGCAGGTGCGTGAACTGGCACGGAATCTGGAGTTTCTACGCGCTGGTGAATCAGATGCGGAACGGATGGACGCGCATATTCTAAATGCTGAAATTGAGCGCGCGTATATTACGTGGGGTGTTGTGGGTGTGAGTGGACTACTAATCGACGGTGAAGCTGCGACGCCGGCCAGCTTGCTTGAAAAAGGACCGGAGCAATTAGTCCACGAAGCGATTGGGGCGGTTCGGGCGGAGTGCAGCCTGACGGACGAAGAAAGAAAAAACTAGCAGTCGCTTTCCACTTTCACATTGCCGCGCCGCGCGGTTGGGATTGCGACGAATGCCGTAAACAACGTCTGGAAATCAAGCGGCGATGTGGCTGGGTTCCAGCGGCTCAGTTGACGGAAGCTCGGCCGGTGTGGGTCCGAGGGTCTGTGGGGACGGAACGTTGCCCGAAGTCCGTAGTGACCGCCCAGAGTCTGGAGTGGCTGGAGGAGTTTGCCGCGTGGCGGGGCGGATATTTATCCCAAGAAAGTCTTACGGCGCGCCAGATTCAAGCTTTCCAACTATTAGAAGACGAAGTGATGGGTGAGGCCCACAATGCAAAACAAACTTCTGAAACACATTTTTCGCGTGAGCACGAGGGCCGGTTCCGGGACTAACAGTGGACTGTCACATTTGGAGAATTCCTTCCCGATATCGGGCCTTGGTGGTACCGCGCAGGAAGACCTTGCCACACCAACCGACGCTTTTGCGTCTTTACTGATGCACAACGCCGGAACGGCCAGCCAGACCGACCAGCTAGACCCGCAGGCCAACGGTCTTGGTTCCAACAGCAAGGTTGTGGACGTATTCAGCGAACTGACAAAGAACCTTGATAAGTTACGCGCCGTTAGTGAGGCCCAAACATCCGTGTTAAGCGCGAACACAGAGGCACTTACAACAAACACTGCTTCCAAGGTGGCAAGCCAGGCATTGGCCACCGTTGGCAAAGCGGCCGGCGGCTTCTTTGGAGGCCTGACAGCACTCCCGATTGTGTCGGAATTAATGAAGCTATTTGGCGGTGGCGGCTCCGCAGCCTCGCCGCCACCGCTTGAAAAGTATCGGCCTCCTGCCCCCGTCCGGTTTGACCCTGTTCTAGGAAATCAAGGCGGTACACAGACGATAGAGGGCGCGGGTTTTGACCAGTATGGCTATCCGCGACCAACTTCGTCCGCCTTGCCGCAAGTTCCTTCATATTCTTCCCTGCTTGCTAGCGCGCCCAATGCAAATTCCCCCGCAGCAAGGGGTCAAGGCGGCACTTCTTCCGACCAAACTGGGGGCGGAGCCGGCCCAACTGTTGATGGACTGAGCGCAAGCCGACCCGCTACCCACGTGACGGTGAATGTACAGGCAATGGACAGCCGCTCGTTCCTTGACCGAAGCCACGATATTGCCCAAGCCGTACGCGAGGCAATGTTAAATATGCATGCCATCAACGACGTGGTGAACGACTTGTAGTTATGTTTACTTTTCCTCCAACTCTATTGGCTCCGTTGTTTCAATACCCAACGATCCGACAAACCCGTTTCACCACTCAGGTGCTGGCGTTTATGGGCGGCAGCGAACAGCGCTATCCATTGGCCAGCGCGGCCCTGCGTCGCTGGGAGGTGCGGCCAACCTTCCTGAAGGATGCGGCCATAAACGAACTCATGGCGTTCTTTGAACTTGTAGGCGGGTCGGCGCGTTCGTTTGGCTTTACCGATCCGTGGGATGGCACATCTTACCCTTTCTGCTATTTCGAGAATGATCGTCTTGAGCATCATGTGGCCGGTGAAGGCCGGAACTCCGTGGCGTTTGCACTCCTCGAAGGGCGTAACTAAGCCTGATGCTCTTATATCCTCAACTTGTCAGTGGCGCGGTGGCCCAATTTCCTCTTCGCCGAAGCTATTCATGGGCCCATGTTACGAACCTGCAAGAGGATGGGTCACGGTACTCTGAGTCCGCGACAGAGAACCCGTTCTTCACGTGGCAGTTACGTTACGATCATCTGACTCTGGCAGAGGCGGAGGCACTGAAAGCCTTTTTTGAATCCACACGGGGAAGATTGGGAACTTTTACGTTTCTCGATCCGGCTGGGAATTTGCTGGCATGGAGCGAAGATCTCAGTAAACCTTTTTGGGAAAGCTCTGCTGGCTTGGCACATTCGGAGTTTGATTCGGAATCGGGGCCGTCGTTTGATTTAAGTTCGGCAGGTTCAGCGACATTGTCACAGACAGTACCCTGCCCCGCAACCGCCCTGCTGTGCTGGAGCATGTTAGCCCGAGCTAACCAACCAAACGGAATGCAATTGGCGCTTTGGGATGCGAGCGGCCGGGTTGAGCAGACTTTCTCAATAGATGGCCAATGGCGACGCATCTTTGTCACTCAGCAAGGGACCGGAGCGAGCCTGAACAAAACTGTGGAAGTCTCCCTTCTGGCAGGATCTCAAGCGCAGGTGGCGCACCTGTGTTTAAGTGCGCAGCCCGCCCCGGGGGCGTACGCGGCAACCTCGCAACTTGGGGGAATCTATCCAAATGCCCGGTTTGACCAAGATGCCCTATTAGTAATAGCGTCGGGCCCGAATGACTTCTCCTGCGCGGTTCAACTTACCACGCGGCTTTCCTAATTATGCCCACTCTGCTACAGCTAAAAGAAGCTGAATCAACGCTTACCCCGCTGCTGCTCTTCGATTGCACCTTCTTCGATTTGAGCAAGACTTATTGGTGCACTCAGAGCATCACCGTCGCTGGCGTTGTCTACGAACCTCGCATCTGCCGAAACAATCTGTTTGAGGTCCAGACGGCGAGCGATCAGGGGGTAGACACTATCCCAAAATTGACGCTGGAACTGGCAAACGCGGATTCCGTCTGCTCTGAGCTGGAGCGCGCCAAAGGCTTTAAAGGTGCCAGACTTACTTGTTCCTTTGTCTTTTATGATCTTTTGAATCAGACGATCGGGGCGAACCCGGTGATCCTGTTTCAAGGGATTTTCAACTCACCGGAAACCATCACCGAAGCAACCCTACGGGTGACAGCTATCAACCGGCTATCCGCGCAAAGGGTGGTGCTACCCTCCATCAGAGTCCAACGAAGGTGTGCGTGGGATTTCCCGACCAACGACCTTCAACGCGCCGAAGCTGTGGCGGGGGGAGTGAAGGGCCACTTCTCGCGGTTCTATGGTTGCGGTTACTCGGCCGACCAGCCGGGGGGAGTTGGCAACCTTAGTGGTTCGGGGTGCTTCACGACATGCTCTTTCACTCGCCAGGATTGCGAGGCGAGAGGAATGTTCAAGAGCGATTCGCGCGGGAGCGCTACAGCACGATTCAGCGGGGTTGAGTTTGTGCCTTCCACCATTACTGTTCGAAGCGCCGGCGAGAAGGGATCGCACCTTTCGCCTGTAAGTTTGAACGAAGCCCGCTATAACGATTTTATTCCACTTGTGTATGGAACCGCCTGGTACACGCCCAGCATTGTGTTTGCACGGAACGACGGTAACCTGACACGGCTGGAAGTACTGCTGGGTGTGGGCGAGATGACAGCACTTCACAAAGTGCTGGTCAGCGATATAGAGATTCCGCTGGGGCAATCCGGTTTGAATATGACGGGCACCGGTTGGTTCAACTTGGTGACTCTCGGCACGAGGAATGGAAATTTCAACCGCGACTTCACAGATAAGGCGGGGGTGCCTTTAGGTGACCCATACGGTGGACTTGCGGTCCTTTCTGTAGTGGTACCAAACCGGATTAACGATGGCAAATCGCTGCCCGAACTTAAGGTGCTGGCCGACGGATTGAAGTTAGCCCATTACGATGTGAACGGCGCGCCGCTGTCAAGTGCATTCACCAATAACCCAGCCTGGATTGTGCTGGATGTTTTGCTCCGGAACGGTTGGAATGCCAACGAGATCGACCTGGGCACCTTTGCAAATTCCGCGAACTATTGTGACCAACAGATTGATGCGAAGGACCTTCATGGCAATCCGGTGCAGATTTCCCGGTTCCAATGCAATCTGGTATTGAAAAGCCGCAGAAGCGCCGGCGATGTTCTACGCGGCATTCGCAACGCCTCGCGATTGTTTCTAACGTTTGGCGTTGGAGGCTTACTGCAGCTACGCGTGGAAAACACAGTGGCCGCGCAGCAATCCGCGAAGGCGCCGCTTTCAAATGCGACCGAGCAACTGAACGCCGGTTGGCCAATTTATGAATTTGGTGACGGAACGCAAGGAACTTCGGGGATTCTAAGGAACTCTGACGGCACTTCGACGCTACGACTTACCAGCCGTGGTTCGTCAGACACCCCTAATCGGCTCACAGTTGAATTTCAAGATTCGTTTAATGAGTTTCAACAGGACAGCTTCTCCCTAACAGACGCCGATGATGTCGCCAAGGCAGGTCAGGAAATAAATAGTACTCCTGCCGTGATTGGGTTGCCCAACTATCACCAGGCAGCACGCACACTTCAATTCCTGCTGAACAAATCTATTAGTGGGAACAGACAGGTGGAGTTTCAAACCAGTGTCAAAGCGCTCGGGATAGCCCCCGGAGATATTATCGCTCTGACATACATGAGGGAAGGTTTCGAGCGACAGCCGTTTCGAGTGACTAAGATAGCCCCGGGGCAAAACTTTCGTACCGTGGGGATCACAGCCCAAATTCATGATGACGGATGGTACACCGACGTCATCTTGGACAATTTTGGAAATGGACGACGGCTAGCTAATGCGGCGTCTGGCATACCGAGACCGCTTTCTGGCGTGGTTCCGGATGCAGACGGCATTCTGGCGTTTCAGGTAACTGAAACTTCGGCGGTTGCGCAAGACGGGACCGCAAGCGTGCTGCTGGATGTGGAAGTGGCGGTTCCCCCCGCTCTCGCAGATGCGGCTCCAACCATACCCATGGTGGGCCTGACGCCCGATTTGGCCGAGGTGGCCGGCGCGCTTTCGCCATCGCAGACACTGTATTACGCAGTGAGTGGGATCGATGCCAGCGGCAACGAAGGATTGCTATCTTTCGTGGTGAGAGCGCAGTTGCCGTCTACCGGGTCTGGGTTCACAGTAACTCTCAACAAACTTAGCTTCTCTTCAGATACAACCGCGGCCAACGTGTATCGCGGTGTATCCCCGAGCCAGTTGAATCGAATTGCGACGGCTTTTGCGATCTCCACTTCGTTCACCGATTCAGGCTTACCCACTCTTCCTGAGCTTCCGCCCGACCCGAATTTTCACCACAGTAATTTGTATTGGCGAATGGAGAGCGAGGGTGAAGTGAATGGCGCGATACATTCGGCGATGACCATCGGTAACACCATTCTACGAATGCGTGCCAACGCATATGTAGGTTTGGCGGTCCGCATTGTGAAGGGTAAAGGCGCGGGTCAGGAACGATTCATTGTGAACAACACGCAGACTGTTTTGACACTGACTTCGGATTGGGATATTGAACCTGACGCAAGCAGCGTTTTTGTGGTCTCGCAAGCTGCTTTTCAAAATGGCGCGACGGGAAAGGGCAGTCACTTCCAGTTTGAAGTGCCGAACAGAGAAGGAATGGTGGTGCAGATTCTCGGCCGATCGGCGAATGCCGCGGGCGCTGAGTGTCCCACTGAAATTTCGCCGATAACACGGTGGGTGATTGGCGGAGCGGGCATCCGTACTGTAGACGCTGATGTGCCCGCTGCTCCCACCTTTGGGCTTGCACTTTCTCAGCGCCTGGACGGCACCGTGGAACTGAGTGGTATTGGCTTTCCGGCTCTTGCGAATACGGCCACCATTGTCGCCGGCACGTTGACACTTTTTTGGCAGGATGAATTAACGCGATTGCCGCCGGTGCTTCTGGCAGCTCCGCTGATAGCTACCGACACCTCATTGACAATCGGTCAATCTGGGCTCTCGGCTGGAACCGTTATCAAGCTTGACAGCGAATTAGTGCTCATCGATCAGGTATCGGGCGGGGGCACTATTCTGTCCGTCACTCGAGGCATGTTCTCTACTGTCGCGGCGGCATTCGCGGCGGGAGCGGAAGTGGTGCCACTGCGAAAGAGCACTGTCACCGCGCCGTTCGTCAAACACTTCTTCGGCACGCCCGCCAGCGGAGATTGGACTTATTCCATTCCGCTTAGCAATGCCCGCGTGGCGGCTGCGGAATTCTATGTCACTAACTCACAGGGAAACAGCCTATCATCCGATCAGGCGTATACCAACACACTTGATCGGGGGCTTCGAACGCTATCCGGCGGTCAGTATTCTCTCCAACTTTCCGGACCACTAGCCGTACAGGATGCGGCGACCCCGGAGACCATCTTAGATGCCGACCACGTAATTGGAGACGCGCGGGCCTTCCTGAGTGAAGCTTCGGCCGGCACCGGGGTAACAGTCAGATTGAATGCAAATGCGGTGGAGCTTTGCACTCTGCAATTCGCTGCCGGCGCCCTCGTTTCAAATAACGTACGGGGAGCCATGTTGCCTGTCCTGCGGCAAGGCGATAGGCTGACCGTCGACGTCGTGGATATTGGAACAACTCTTCCCGGATCCGACTTGACCATCGTGGTCAGCGTATAG